TTTTATGAAAATTATCCTTGAGAGAAGTGACAGTTTTATCAAGCTTATCAAGCTGCTGGTCATCAACTTTAAAGCCTAATTTTGTGACCAGTTCCCTAAGAATCAAAACTTCTTCCCTTTCGCACTTTTTCTTCTCGCTTCCTCTTCAAGCTCTTCTTTAATATCAAGAGCCTCATGAGCATCAAGCAAGTCGTCTAAGCTCCAGTGGGTTTCGATCTCTTCTAAACTAGCGATCTTTGAAAAAACTATTCGCCAAATCCGCCAGTCGCAGTTCGTTTCGATTTTTCTTTGGGAGCTGGCTCTTGTAAACTGTCGGCGATGCTGCCGAGTTCTTGAAAAAAATTTCCGTACTGCACCTCCAGCACAGCCTTCAATAATTTAAACAAGTGTCCTAATCTTCCCTGAAAATCTAACTCAAAATTGATCTTCTTACCCTCACCTCGTAAACAACAATCAATCAACTTTTTAATTAAAGCTATGACCTCATCCTCATCCAGACGAGAAGTCAGCTCACTGACAGCTTTTCCGAACAATTCAGTCTGAGCTTTTGGATCAGAAACTTTACTTCCTGCCATGGCTACGGAAAAACTAGGCCCTAAGATTTTAGAAAGTCTGGTTAAAACCTTTAGACTCTCTGTGGTTGCGAATTGAGAGATTTGATAGCTCTCATCATCAACATATTTTTCAACAAGCTGTCGTGCCACTTATTGATCTCCTTTAATTAAAGTTCAGCGGAAAAATTGCCGCCAACGAAAGTTTCAAGAGCATCGGTTTCAATCGTCCACTCTCTTGAACCAATTTCGCGGCCGTACTCTGCACTCGCAGGTTGTACCACCCAAGCCGTTGCTGCGGCATGAAGCGAACTTCCGTTGTTATCTTTTACTAAAACTGAGAATGTTCCGCCACTTTGAAGCTCATCAGCTTGATAAAGCCCAGACAAAATATCATTCATTGCAGAGCCTTGTTGAAGAGTAAGAACAAATCGCCCTGATTTATCATTGCTCTTGGCTCTGACACCTTCACCATCTGAGCCGATGTTTAAATTCCATGATGGATTGTTTCTTTCAACCATTAAGAAAGTTCCATCCGCGAAGCCGGTTGTAATGTTTCCTGCGATGATTAGACTTACTTCTTTTGGATCATAACTTTTAACCATGATTTATCTCCTTAAACTGTCACAACGCCTAGAATTCGAACTTTATGAATCGCACCCGCAAGTTGACCCTCGAACTTCACATCAGGAAGCACTCGATTCGCTCTGTCGATTGGGTCGATATCTTGAACATCAGGCGCAGTGACTGTCGGAGCTGGATCGGCTCTTAAAATACTTTGAGCAATTGCGGTCTCCATCACGGCCTTGATCTCATTCACAACAATGTTAACGCCTGCGTTCGTGTAGGGAACTTTTGGCAAGTTTACGAGTTGAAAATAAATTCTCTCTTGAACTCTTGCATGAATGAAATCTACACCTCGCATGACATCAATAAACTCACCAGAGGCCATGTTGCCTTCTTCTGTGATATTGACGCCACCGACTCGTGTGTAAGTGTTTCCATTTTTGCCAGTTCCGGCTTCATTTCGAATAACAGCTAGCTTTTCATTGGGAGTTAAAGAGTCCACTGTTACGGCAGCCAAAGATTTGAATTTAAAGGAAATTGATCCAGGATCACGTGGCAAAGATAGCCCAGCCCAAGCTGCATCCGGATGATCGGTTACGCCATTCTTTTTAACGATAGTCGCAGTTCGATCATAATTCGCTGCCTTCAAATCAGAAAGCACGTCATTCGTTACCGCTGGATCAAAACATCCTGCATCAGAGCTCTTCGCAATGAAGATTTTTCTCTTTGCTTCAATCCAAGCTGCCGCTGCTAAAATATCAGCTTCGATAGCTGTTTCTAAAAGCAAGCAATACCAGTCCGCATCGAATTCTTCGACTGCATCAAGTTCATCAGCTAAAGGATTTGAATCATCCCAATCAGCAATTTTCAAAAATGTTGGTCGAAGTTCTTGGCCAAAATATTTTTGAGCCATTTGATATTCAGGATCAGCAGAATCAAAAACTGCTGCCACTGATGCTAAATCAGTGAATGTTTGAACCTTCGAACTTAATTTTGAACTCTTACCTAAAATTAGTCCGGTGCCGAATCCAGCTCGCGATGGCGCGGTGGTTTGTCGGTCGATTTGGACTGTAATAATGCTATCTAAACTAGCCATGTTATTTTGACCCCCTATTGAATATCTATCTCAATCGAGTGAATCTTGGCACCTTCTAAGTGTGCTTCGCCCTCGACCTTTTCAATTATACCTACAGGCACACGTTGATTATGAGCATAACCGAAAGTTATGTCTATATTCGCCCTGTCCTGAAATCCACTTTCTAACAATGCACTGATGTCTTGCACTGTTGGCTCATTGTGCACTGCTAAACCATTTTTTCTTAGCCTCTCTAAGACTAAAGGATTCTCGAAAGAGTCTCTCAAGTCTGTGCAAATCTGTTGCGCTGATTTGATTTCTTGATTGATCTGCTCTTCGAGATTCGGCCCATAGGCAATGACTGAAAGCGTCATCGTTCTCTGGCCACCGATTCTAAAATCATCTCCTGAAATATACTGCCAAGAATCCTGACCTGTTTTTACACTCACTGTGATCAAATTCAAAGTGACATAAGGCTCGCAAGGTCTCGGCACGTTTGGCTTATCCCAGATGACTGTGCACTGAGGCGGCACATTCTCTTGCGCCCAAGACCAAATAGCATCCTGCAATTCAAGATACGACGACATCCATCCTCACTATTCTTGCTTTAAAATGATTCTGCCATTCTTCGACGATCTCGACTTGATACTTTCGAGACTCATGAATCACAACGTCATGCTTCATCAATCTCGTCTTCGTCCAAAGATTAAACTGATCTCGGGTTCTGTCCCCTTCTTCAAGTCTTAAAATCTCATTTCCAGTTAACGGCTGCAAATTGCCTTTGATTGAGAAGCTTGTCTTGCCTGAAACTTGAGGCCGACCTTTGACAAACTCATAGCCATCATTGCGATGCACAGCAAACGTCATGCCGCCTGAAATTAAAGTCACGCTCGGCAAAAGGATGCGATTGAAAGTCATTTGACCTTCACCTCAAAATCAATGCTGCTTCGTAATCTTCCACTATCAATCAATGGTTGATTTGGGCCTCTTAGAGAGCCTTTTGATTTAGCTTTCACTGTGGATGGAGCTAGTTTTCTTGCCCAACTTAAAGCTCTATCAATCGTCTCAACAACTTTTGTTTTTGCCTTAAAACCGACGCTTTTTAAAGCCTTTCGAACTGTAATCTGCCCCATCAAAATGGCTTCAAGCTCTTTATCAATTTCTGAATTTAAAAAACTTCTATTCTGGTCAAAGCTCGTTCTTAAAAATGGTCGCTCTCGATTCGGATCATCTCTAGTTCCAAATTCATTCCAAAATGCAACCTGCACAACTGAAGGTGGTTGAATTGGACTCTTTTTATTTCTTTTGGTGTTACCAGGATGCTTCTTAGCACCCTTGGCTTCAGTGACACCTACCTTAACAAAGCTGTTGTTTAGCTTTTTTATTTCTTTCTCAATCTTGCGATAAAGTTGATTGTTTTCTTTAAAAGAAATCTTCGGCTTAAGCGGGCTCATAAATATCCGCCTCATCCGTTGGATAAACTCGCTCGTTATCGTGAAGCTCTTTTGTAAACGCTGGCTCTACACGATCATCATTATCCTCTTGAACTCGCTTATCCGATTTCGAAATCCCACCAGCAATTGCTGGGCCTGCGACAATGTTTTGTCGAGTTTTAAGACGATCTGCTAACTTGTAAAATTGATCGGCAATCTGAGAAAAGCTAACTCTAACTTGGCCAACACTCTCATCCGCTTGTCGAGCATATCTTGCACCAATCGCTAAACAGCTTTCAATCGCTGCCGTTCTTGCGCAGCTCCATTCCTCTAAAAAGAAATCAATTTCTTCATCTTGAAGAATCGGATCACACTCGTCCGTGTCTCCGATGAGAACTCGAACAGCGTCTCGCTGATTGTTGATTGGATCGTGAGTGTAAGTCCAAGTCACAAAAGCCCCCCTCTTTGAGACTAGGAGGCTGTGCTTTCGGTGGCCTCAGTCTTTTTTTTGCGCCCACGTTTTTTTTTCGGGGCTGAAAGCGTTTCAAGCTTCTTTTGATCTTCGCTTCCGACAAACTCAATAAGACGACGACCAAGGTGGGCACGCATCACTCGCGCGCTCCACCCTGTCGTGTCAACTTGCTCACCGACCTTCAAAGTTTTCACTTTGCCTGGGCCGTCCATCACTCGTAATGATTTAAGAGCAATGTACATACTTAGCTAATACATCCTGAGAAGAATGCACCTAGTTCGGCTGAAACTACTTTCATGTCCCAAGCCATTTCAGATTCAATTCGATCCGATTTTAAATGTTCCATTCGGAAACGAGAAATCTGAATTCCAGCCGCTCCACCAAGCAAACCAGTCCAAGTGAAGATATAACCTGCGCTTGGCTTTCTTAAGCCAGGATTTTGCTCAGAGTAG